CTTAGTTGGGTGCGGTACCCGTCTCTTGTCGGAAAATCCACGTCTGCCATGATCAACTCCTGCGCCGCATAAAAGTGGGGATGAGGCAACTTTGCCATGCTTGGTACGTGACGAAGCCTTGAGCATATAGACGCCATCCATGGCGCAAGGCTGCGCAAAAACCTAGGGTTTACCCCTACAAAATAATTTGCTGTCGAGAAAAAATACGTGCATAATACGGGTCATGGGCAGCACAGAGCAGCCCACCGACCCGGCGGCACCGGGCAGATCAGGAGATCATCATGGCAAAAATCATCGAGCGCCGGTCAATTGATGGGGCTTATGGCACGCTGCAAAGCATGGCAATACTGGACGACGACAGGCATGGTCGCGTGCTTGTCGCCCAAGGCTAGGGCGGCAACGGAGTACAGGGTGAGACGTATCGTTGGAGCCACGGCGTCGTAGCAAAGCTCCGGCCCGACGATATTTTTGAGGTGCTGGATGCGGATTGGAATGACTGCACGTCCACGATGTCGGCAGTTTTGTTGGGCGCTGATCGTTCGCGTCCGGTGCTCGAGTGGAGCGGGTATGCGGTGGCGGCTTACGCCGAAAAACACCTGAGCTGACCCCACCCTGCTGCGCTCGCGTTGAGCGCAGTGGAGTGCGATTAGCACACCGCACCGGACGGTAGCCCGGCACATCAGGAGTGGGAAATGAATTTGAGTCTCAACAACGGCATGATCGATTTGCTGGCTGTGATGGACGAAGCCGACATTGTTGTAACACTGGGGAAAATCGCCGCCCTGCGGCAAGACCTCGCAACCCAGGATAGCCAAGTCCTGCGCGATCTACACGACCGCATGGTCGAGCGCGCCCAGCGGTTAGGCGCGCTGTTGCGCGTCCGGCCTGATCTGGGCTGCTGATCCCACCCCATAGCCCGGCTCGCTGGGCCTTGGAGTGCGATCCGCACACCGCGCCGGGCGGCACCCGGCAAATTAACAGGAGTCAGAAATGGCAACAGCAATCATCACTATCGACGGCGACGCAGCAGCAGTGGAGCGAGTGCAGGCCGCGCTCGAAAATTTTGCCCTGGTTTCCCCGAACTGGAGCGGCGCGACGTTTGAGATTGAGCGGGGCGATTTCACCGCCGTTGACTACAGCGGCCCGAATTACGGCGAAGAGCTGATGCCCGTGATTTATGCTGCAATTGACGCGGCATGAAAAAGTACTTAGTCGTTTTTGCCGATAAACAGCGGCCCCCGATCATTGTCAAGGGCAAAGGCAAACAGTCGGTGTCAATGCAGGTTTTCGGATTCCGCGTTGCAAAAGCTGTATTGCAATGCGGGCTGAAATCGATCACAGAGATTAAGCTCGAAAAAAAAGTTTAACTCGACAACCCGCGCCCAGCGGCCCTGGGCAGGCAACAGGAATAGTCATGAACTCATTTCAATGGCCGCAGGAGGGTTTAGACTTGCTGGGCAAAGCCCCAGACTCCGAAGTAGCGCTTAAATTCGGTACTACGGCGATAGCCGCTTACCGAAAACGGAAGTCGCTTGGGATACCAAAATTTTCAAAAAATCATGGGATAAAACCGGCTGGATTTTGGTCGTCTGAGCGCATCGCGGAACTGGGCGTGAAAAGCGACCACGCTTTGTCCGTGGCGTGGTCATGCAGCACAAAAACTATCCGGGCCAAGCGCGTAGCGCTAGGTATTCGGCCCTTTGTTGAGCCAGCCGAGCCTTGGAGCGCGGAGGAAATAGCTTTGCTGGGCAAAGTCACGGACGAGGATGTTGCTGCTGCGATTAAGCGAGGCCGCTCGACTGTTAGAGCTATGCGCGTAAAGCTGGGTATACCGGCGTTCGTCCGTCGGCGGCGGCAGCAGGATGGATTTTTTCTGGGCTGGGAGTCGTTTTCAATGTTGACGCAAAGTGGGATTTTTGCAGCACTGAAAAAGCACTACGATCATATTTTTGATGCCGATCTGACGTACCCAATGCTTGCAAAAGAATCGTTTTATTCAGTCAGTCGGCTGCAAAAATGGTTTAGTCCTGGGTCTGCTCAGCAGCCGTTGAACGTCGACAAAAAACATCATTTTTGGCTGCTTGCAATGCATTGGGGTCTGCGTGGAAACGCAGGGAAAAAGTGAACGACTAACGAAAAAAGAGCAAACTATGAGCCAATCACCGAAAAAACCAGGCCGCCCACCCAAGCCCCAGACGGACAAGGTCGTGCGGCTGGGCACATCAGTCCCGCCTCATCTTCGCGAAAAATACACGCGCCTCGGCGGCAGCAGCTGGCTTGTCAAGGCGCTGGCCGAGGCCAAAGAGCCGCCAAGCGCTTAAGCTCACACCGCCATCCCCGATGGCCGCCGGCGGCGCCACGCCTCGCTGCCCTCCTTGCGCACGCCCGTGCCGGAACGAAAGTGATCCTCGGCCACCACCGCCAGCAGACCAAAACTATCGGCGCCGTGGCTGGCCCAGTCGTGCTCAGGGCCAAGGCCAATGTCGCGCTCCTCGTCCCACTTTTCATGGTACCACGCCAGCGCGCCCAGCCCGTCCTCGGTGGTCGGGTTGTGGTCGCGAGTCCCGGCCTCGTCGTCGTATGCTGCCACCGGCGCCGACTCCTCCAAATTCATCCACACGCTCGGGAAAATGCGCCGCGCCGCGTTGATCCGCGAGATTGCCGCGCCGCGCCCCTGATTGGGCACCACCGTCACGGTGTAGCCGGCGGCCTCAAACGCGCTTTGGTAGCTCACGTCGTACACCTTGTCGTGTGTCGCCCCGTCGTGCGGCAGGAAAATCTCCGTGTTCTCGGGCTTGTAGCCCTTGCGCGCCATCCACTCCAGGTGATACGAGATTTCCTGACCCACCGCCTCGTAGTAGTGCGGCACCCTCACCTCACGGCCGATGAACTGCGCGCCCCACATCGTGAAGGCGTCCGAGTTGCGCCCGGTACCGCCGATGTCGGCAAACAGCCGGCGCTTGACCAGCGGATCGGGCGCAAGCCTGCAATGCCGGCCGCTTTTCTTCATGTCGGCGATCTGCCGCGTGAAATAGGCGCCCTTGTGCGACTCCAGGAAACCGCCCTCCCAAACGTGGTCATAGCTCTCCGGGTTCTCGCGCCTCCACTTGAGCCGCTGGCGCTCCAGAATCTCAGGGAACCACGGGTTGTCGGAATAGTTGCAGGTCACCACCTTCACGCGCGGGTCTTTGCTGGCCCCGAAACGCTTTTCTGTCGCACCGGTCTTGCGCGCGGGGTTCCAGGTCACCCACAGCTCACTGTCCTCTTGCCGCAGCGTCGGGATCACGATGCTCCAGCACTTCTCGGTGATGGGCTCGGCCTCGTCGGCCCACAGCAGCAGGATCTTGGCCTTGGACTTAAGCGAGTTGATCGTCTTCTTGTCCATGCCGCTGAACTTGTAGCGGATGCGCCCGCTGCGCGTCTTGATGAACTTCTCACCGATGATGAAATGCGGCTCCAGCAGCTCGGGCTCGGACTCAATGGCCGACTTCACCTCGGCCAGGCTGGAGTCGTCGATGGAGTTCAAGTACTCCCGCCCGCACACAATCACGCCGTCGCGCCCGGCCTGGTCCCACATCAGCGCGCGCACCGCCGTCATCTTGGCGAACGTCATCGTCTTGCCAGAGCCACGGCCGCCCCGGGCGCCACGCACATCGGCTGGGCCGGTGAACACGTCCACCAGCACATCAGGTATTTGGATCTGGGCTGTCTTCGTCACGCTGCCATCCGAAACCGCGCTTGCTCCGCCCAATCCCAATATGCCTGAGCCGGCGTGTAGCCGTGGCCCAACACAAAGCCGACGGGCAGAAATACGAAACCGAACAGGCGGGGCCCACACACCCAGATGCCATGACGCATGCGAAGGTGGGGCTTCTGGCGCAGCGCCGGGCTCGGCCGATTTCGTGTCGTCATGCTTTCGGCTCCTGCTTGGCTTGCCCAGGGCGCACGCCCACCAGCTCAATGCGGTGGAACTCGGCGGGCTTTTGCTTGTTGTCCGCTTCGTACAAGCCCAAGTGCTTCATCGCCTTGTCCAGCGCTGCGCCCTTGTCCCAAAACTTGTACTTGATGCGCCCGTACTCGTCGATTTCAAAGCTGGCCACCGCCGCGCGGGTCGCGGGGTCCAGTTCGTGCGGCAGCTTGACGCGGCCGTCTGCGGTCATGATCCCGGCAATGTCAGAGTGCGCGAGCCGGGCCACTTCCTGCAGCACCTTGGCGGCATCTAAACCCGCCTTTTCTGCT